TCATTCGCCCGGTACATTGCAGCGCAGACATCAGCCAGCGCATCGTTTTTCTTTCCCGTCTTGCTTACAAAGTTCACCGTTACGCGGTTGTTACGATACTCATTGATGATGCGAATTACCGCCAAATGCGTCTTGTTGAACTCATATCGAGGTTTATTCTCGAATTGTTCACCAAGTTTCCCTTCCCACATCGCACCAGGCACAGAGTAAAAGCGCCTGTCTTTCAGGCACTGCAACCGCTCATCACGGTATGCCGCCTGGATCTGATCGAATTCCCGCAGCGCATCGGCGTGGATGTCCTGCAATTTCTGTGAGTTTGATGCCATGATTTAGCCTATGTTTTGCGGATTATCTACCATCGGTGCGAAGTGGGCAATGGCATTGCAGATACAGGTTGAGCCTTAATAGCCCGTCTCGCACCTTCACATGCGTACCTGAGCGAATCGATTACATGATTGTCTTTGTCTGCCAGTATTGGTAAAACCTTCCNTGTCAGTGGATCAATCTTATAGCTATAGAGCGTCAGCTCGTCTATCAAATGGGTACAGCGCGGATGAACGATGATGTCGAATGACTTGAGGAATTCGACGCCTTCATCTAGACTCTTGGCCCCTTTGATGGCGCTCATGATCTTCGGGAAACCATTTTTCCGCATGTGGCTTATCGTCTCAGGTCGTGCGCTGTCTGCCACGATAGGCCATTTCTCAGCCTCTGGAATGCTCATAAACAATTCAGGCAGGCTCACAATCTCGCAGCCCACCATATAGGCCTCGTAATCCACGTACAGCCGGTTTCCTTCTATGTCGCAGCGCACCAGCACGGACGGATCAACACTAAAACCCCAGTCAGCCCCCAGCCGATGAATCGTTCCATCCGGGCGCGTAAACTCTTCAATCGTCCAGTTTTTGAATACACGAGCTTCGCTATTCCTTCGGTACTCACCAAGCCAGACATGCGCGTATTTGTCAGGATCGCGGCGCTTGTCGTACTCCATCTCATCCCGCAGCACTTGCGGAAGCATGGGATTGTCCATGTAATTCGCCTTGACCACAATTGCTCCAGGCGGCGGATTCTCTCCTCTCAATAATTGATCAATCGGGTCTGTGTCAAGGTCTGGATTCCAGCTAAACCATAACTGCGAATCTGGCTTCCGGATCGTAGGTCTGAGTAAAGTCAAGCTGCTGTCGCTGGCATTCTGCGCCTCTTCAAACCATGCCCGGTCAAAGCCCTCCAGTGATTTTATAGATTCTGCCGTGTGGTTTTGCATGCCCTCAAATATCGTCACGCCACCTAATTTTGACTTGATTCGCCTGTCTTGGACATCGAAGTAAGCACCTGCATTGTGTTGTTCAATCTTTGATTCAAGCAGTTTCTTTACAGAAAACTCAAGAGATTTCAGTGTTTCCCGCAAGCAAACAAAGTCGAGCTTTTCACTGATGCTTTCCTCCAGCCAAAGCCCTGCGAAAAAATGGCTCTTCGCTGATCCACGACCACCCCATGCACCTTTATACCGAGCTGGGTGCAGTAGTGGTTCAAATACTTCAGGAGTTGGAATCTGCAGGACGGACAAGAATACGCTCTATTTTGTGGATGAGTTCGCCGTCTACGTTTATTTTCAACGGCGCATTAAATCCGTGCATGAGGTTCAATTCCTTCACGGCAGCGACGATTTCATTCGCCTTGGCTTCGCTACTGTCAGCAATCGATGATAGCGCTAGGACGCTTTTCTCGCGTGTCCAAAGGCCTTTTGAAGCGATAGCTGACTTTAATTCAGCGATCCTTAGCGCCACCTTAGCGTCTGATGCTAATTTGCTTGCATTGACATTTACAGAATCCGGCTTCATCTTAGCAGCGTTGTAAGCACTTCGGTACGCGTCTGACCGCGTCATTCCATCAGCTATTGCTTGCGAAAATGCTTCCTGTTTTGCCGTAAGTGCCATGTTCCAATTGTACGAAATTAAATATCAATTACAAGCGGTGCGCCATCCACCGTAAACCATTACCGTGTTGCAGACTGTTTGCGGCTTAACGATTTGGTACATTTGCCGGGTCAAATTCTGCTGCTCTTGCCAGATTCTCATTTCACGCGCCATATTTTGCGAAAAGGCTTGGTTTTGTTCTGGTGATAAATTTGCGCATCCAGTCATCAAGAGTGATGCAATGATGATTAATGATTTCATATTTTACTTTCAGTGGTAATTTCTTCGTCAAACAACTCTTCCTGTCCGTTCTGTACAACAATCTTTTGCCGTGCTGATTTGCGCTTGGTTATCGGGCTGTTCCAAAGCGCTGGGTCGAGTCCTATTGTCAATCCCAACCTTTTCCCGCATGTCGGTCCGTAAGTCTTTCCGGCCTGCATGTAATAGGCCAGCTTGATTGACCGGCCACAGCATGCGCATTTCATGGCGGCTATTACTCAATCGAAAACAAAGGATGCTGCCCGGTCGCCAGCAGAAACAGCGCCCATGCTGCTGGGTGCAGCTTTGTCCTGCCACTCTCAGCATCCTGCCAACCGCGCCGGCTGTAACCGATCAGCTTTGCAGCTTGCACCTGAGTCAGCCCGGCATGGTGGCGCGCCCCACATATCTCATCGGGGCCATATTGGTCTGGGTCGAGTAGGTTGATCACAGTGCTGCCTTTTTTGCGATTTCCAGAGCTGCAGCAACGACCTTGATTTCAGCTTTGATTTCCTCGTAGCGTGGCTCCGCGTCCGAGGTTGCGTTCAGCAGATTTTCCAAACGGTATTTTTTGTCATCCAACACCGACCACAGTGGCTCGCCGCGTCCGGTGGTAATGGTCTTTTGATGTGGGTTGTAGCCTTCGCCGCCCTCGTTGTTGACTAAGTTGTATGCAGTCCAGAGGGGGTTGATTGATGTTGCCATTTTGTTTCTCCTTGTGCCGCCTGCCTGGGGCCTGGTGGACCTGCTTTATTGCCTGTCCATGTGCGTTATTCTACACGTTATACGTGCTTTGTCAAGCACTATTTTCATTTATTTTCACGCGGGCTGCCCACACGATATTCATCACGGCATCGCTTTCGGGCATCTGATCGTCATTGGTTTCGAGGGATGTCCGCCACACTTCCATCAGCTGCATGGCGTAGCTTATAAATTGGCTTGATGTTTCAGACTCCATGCCACGCTCGAACATGGTTGAAATCACGTCCAGCATGAAGATGACATCCTCTGTCTTGACCAATTCGCCTGATTCGAGCAGCGATTCAACGGTTTCGTTCTTCATGCAACCTCCCTTGCTGGTGATTTGTAAACCGGCTCAACTTCGCTCTGTGCAGCCATGGCGCACAAAAATTCCATCCATTCACTGAAGACTCGCTTACCCATCTTGCTTGTGCGCTGAGGCAGCATGATCACCTTGCCGTCGAATGCAGCCATGCGCATCTCGCCGTTCCAGCAGGCAGTCAAGGTGTCTTTCCAATCGTCAGCCGTGGCCCACACCATTTCACCGTTGATGCATAGTTGCTTTTGCTTGGCAAATGCTTCCAAGTACGGCCATTGGGCGGCGTTTTGATCAAGCGTTCTGGATGGCTCCTGGATCGTCACCTTGTAGCCCTCACCTGCCTCCCAGACGGCCTCTTGGCAGCGCCGTCGGACTTGCTCATTGACCAGCACGAAAACACGTTTCAAAGCAGATTCTCCTGTCGCTCTTTCGCCTCTTGCCATTCCTTGCGCTTAACCCTTTCCGCATCCATGGCCTCGCGCTTGATCACGTCAGTCCGCACCAGCGGCTGGCCTTCTGCTTTGTAGTCGATCTCATAGCGCCGGCCTTGGTAGGTCAAGCCGCCATAGTGCCGCGCCAGGCTGAGTTGCGTTGTCTGCCAGCCGTAAATGCGCTCTGGTGGCTCTGGTTTTGTTGGGGTGTCGTAGAGGTTCATGCAAACACCTCAATTTCAAGCCGTTCGGCAATATGGGCCTCCAACGTCGCGCCCTTGCTGTTTTCCCATCCCGGCAAAAGGTGGATCGCGTCACACGTCACCAGCGCGGCAATGTCAGACTTCATGCACTCCTTCCAGCTCATGGATGCGTCAGGGTTGATTTCGGCCGGGTTTATGGCGACATGGCCAGCCTCGCGAATCCTTGCGGCGGCGGCATGAAAGGCCGGGAAGTTCAGTTCAATATGGCCCGTCATTGGGCCAGCGATGTAGATTCGTTTCATTCGATTGCCCTCAGTTCTTTTTCCAGCGAACGGTAATAACCCTTGATTTCCTTCAGTTCGTCAATCGTGTACTTCTTTGGCTCATGCGGGCCTTCCAGAAATTCGACACTCGCCGTCCCAATCTTGTCGATCAGTGCCACCCGGTAAAGAACCGCATTCCCTGACAGGTAGTTATTGCAGGGTGAACATTGCTTATGCACATTTCTTTCGTCAAACCGAAGCTCTGGCCTTGCCCCGACGCTCAGGTAATGCCCGGCGTGATACTGGCCTGTGTGGTGCCTACCGCATGAGATACACGGCAAATCATCGTCACGGGCGCGAATGAAGGCATTGAAGGCTGCTTGTGCCTCACGCATCCAATCAGCGCGGGTTTTCAGCTTTTCCTTGTCGGCTCGACGCTCTTTGACTTTCGCCACCTTCTCAGCCTTGCCGCGCTCACTGATTGCCAGGGCCAGCGCACAGTCGCCGCAACACACTTTTTGCCCCATTTGGAAAGGCGTGAAGAGCTGCTTGCAACTTTTGCAGGTTTTTTGCTTCATTTGAAAAACCCCGCTATTGCCCATGATGTAGCTATCAAAAGCAGGCCACCAGTGATTGCAAACAATGCGTCAACATCGCCTCGATTTGTTGGCAGAAAGGAAAACGCCAAAGTTATCACCGTGATAAATGCAGGCACCCACCACCATGCGTATGTGAAAGTAAATGTCATTTCTTCCCCCGCGCTTCGTCCATTGCCTTTTGAAACACCTCGTTATACAAGTCCACCTCGGGCTGTGTGTGAAACGGATTCCCACGGTAAGGCCACCATGCAAGCACGGCCTGAGCGTCTTGTTTCGCCCTGCGTGTTACCTCGGTGATTTGGCTAGGTGTCATGCGGCTATCTCCATTTGTGCGGGTTCTGACCACTGTTCAGCCATTGCTTGTGCAATCCCGGCATACGTTGCGCTGCGTAATTTCCAGCGATCCGCGCTGGGTGGCATACGGTGAATGCGTGCCTCGCGGCCTTCGACAATGTTTGTCGGCTGCAATACCGGCAGGCACTTCAACCAAAGGGCCGTCGCCTTGGTTTCGCCATGCCCGAATTGCCACGGCTGGATCACCTGGTCCGGCTTTCTCCAGATTGATGACATGATGCAGATCGGGTTTTCAATCGCAATGCGTGGAATGTCGGCTTTTGCCAGCATCATGAAAAACGCAATGGCGCTTTGCTGTCTTCCATCCTTGCGCTTGGCCTCAAAGTGCCTTGCGCCGCTTACGCTCAAATGCGTGCATGGTGGGTGAGCCACCATCAGATCAAACGGGTAATCCAACAGGTCGCGCACATCCCCCTGGTAGTGCGGTCCCGGCGCGTCGGTGGGCAACAAATCGCAACTCATGGCCTCGTGGCCTAGCGCGATAAAGGCGTCACGGACAGCGCCGGAATATTCGCAAGCAATTAATACTCGCATTTTTCTCTTTCAATTTGAATGTCTTTTGGAGATTGCGCAAACTCACGCACAACACCTAACAGCGAACCTGATCTGTCTAATTCCTCGTCGCACAGAATGGCAATGGCGCTTGGAAATTTGCGATATGTTTTGACAAGGGCCAACAGAAACTTTGATTGCTCGTATGTTGGGAAAATTTGCGGTGTCATTGCTTCACCTCCCACACCACATCTTGCAAATTCCACTCTGGAAAATTCTTGTGTGCCAGCGCATAAGTTGCACGGGCTTGGTCTAGTTGGTTTAGTTCGCGCATTTTGTTGATTAGGGTGATTACTTGGTCGCGGGTCATGCTACGTAAAGCAGTTTCTTGGGTTCCGTGAACTCAAGCGCCTTTGACAGATCGAGCTCTTGAAAGCTGATGGCTGTTTTTCCGCCAGCGTTGCCGCCGCGATAAACAAGCCGGGCTTTTTCAATGTCGCCAACAATGGCTGGTTTCGGTAGTGGGATGCCTCGGGTTGAAAACTCATGATCCGGCGAACGATCCCCAATCAACCGGCGCTGATACTCAAAATTGCCGCGCCCGGTGTAGGCTTTGTGCGACTGGCAGAACCGGTGCTGCAAGTAGCTCAGTTCTTCGGTTTGGCTTCGGCAAATCTTCACCCAGCCGCCACAATCCTCAATCGCTGCATGGATGGCCGGGTCATCAAACACGACATCGCTGTAGGCGCCAACGCTGCCCATGGCCTCAAGCACCTTGCCCCAAGCCAGAGCCGCCCGGTCGGTCACGGTTCCCGACAGCACACGCACGATGTCGGCCACTTTTGGCGGGAAAACGCCACGCTCAGCATCCATGCAATGCGCTTGAAACGCTTTCTGGATTTGCTCAAGTTCAACGTTTTGGCAGGCATTCCAGAACAATTGGATCGTGAAATTTGACGCATCCTGGCGGTAGTACGCCATCACGTCGGTGATGAGTTTTGCAAACTCGCGCTTATCAGACAGATTCAATTTCAGCCTCCTGTTCATTCGCCCAGGCATCGGCAACGGCCCGGTTTCTGGCTTCTAGCGCCTCCTGCTTGTTGGCCGGCTTTCGTTGACCCATGGCGGTCTGGCAGGTGGCAACGAGGTACTGCGCGGCATCGGCAGGACGCTGCACCACAGCAGCCCGCACCGCGTCAATCACGATCATGTCGCCGTAGTCCTTCACCAGCTTGCCAACGAATGATCCGCACTGCGCTTTTGGCATTCCCTGTTCGGACAAGATTGATTTGCCGGCTGTCCATAATTCCGCTTTGGTCAATTCGTCTGTCGTTTTGCCATCAGCGATGGCCGTTACGTCAGTAACGGAATTTGGTTCTTGGTTTATGGTTCTTGGTTTATGGTTAGTGGTTAGGGTTTCGTGTGGGTTAATTTCAGAAACCGTCTGGGTTATTTCTGGGTTTCCATAATTAACCGTTTGGGTTTTCTTTTTTGGCCTTCCACCAAGCTTCCCAATAACCTTGTTGGTTGCTGCTTTTTCCTTGAACACTTCAATTTCAGAATCACAACGGTTTTGAATCCAGCCGTTTTCAGTCAGCACAAAGAAGTCGTTAAGCACCGTTTCAACGGCTGCGATTTCATCCTTGGTGCGTGCGCCTGTCTTGCGTGCCGTCGCCTTAACATCGACTGGCAGTGGCTGCTCTGTCGTGTAGTAAACATCCATCAGCAAGCGGTAAGCGCCATGCTCCAACATCGTCAGGTGCCTGGTGGCAGCTGCGTAGTCGCCAATGTTGAATTTGTAGTAGTTCAAACAGCCCCCCACAGCCTTTCATGCCGCCCTGTTGAAGTTATGCGGGTTTCATGGTGCGACTGCACCATCCCGGCTCGTTCAAGCTCTGGCAAGCGTTTACGAACCTGGTAAGCATCCAAACTTGTCATCGCTGCAATTTGTTCAGCGCCAGCCGTTCCCATGCGCTTTAATGCCATCAGGATCCGCGTGCAGTGGTCGGCTTTGAATTCGTGGACACGATCAGCCGCCATGAACGACGTGAGCGGGTCACTGGCGCGGCAAAGTGGGGGATTAATCATTATTTTTTCCAGTGCACCAGAAAATAGAATTGCCGGAAGACGCTGGTTTCGTCTTGTCGCTTTGCTCATGACTTCAAAGCTATCCGGGTTCTTGTTTTCATTCTAAACGAAATTTCAATGCAAATACTTCATGCAATTTCAGTATCTTCCGCAACCTCAAACAAGCCTTCCTGATGAAACACGCCTTCACCGTCAAACCGCTTTGCAGCCAGTTCTAGATTTATTTTTGCTTGCTTGAAATAGCTGTCCTTGAGTTCGATGCCAATGGCTTTGCGGCCCATGGAAACAGGGCTGTAGACCTCTGAGCCTACACCCATGAACGGAGTCAGCACCACTTCACCCTCGTTGCTGTAAAGCTCAACAAGGCGGTCGATTACATCCAGCTGCAGCGGGTGAACGTGCTTTTCATCATCCTCTTCGCGGCTGTCGCGGAACGGCAGCACGTTGTCGATGCGAATGTCATCCCAAACGCTGGAGGCGTAACGTTGCCAAATGTAATGTGATAGTTTGTTCGACTTCGGGTCTTCGTGGTCTTTGAAATTGGTTTTCAGATATTCCCACAGTTCATCTTCATTAAACTTGGTTTCGTTCGCGTTGTTGAATGCGCGAAGGATGTTTGGAAGGATTGGGGTATCACCAAAGTACCGTTTCAGTCCGTGCGGATGCGTGACCGGTACCGCATTGTCGCCTTTTTTGGTGAATATAAGCACATAGTCTGGCATGGCTGTAAAGCACTGTGTAGAGTCTTCCACGATCAATTTGTGCATCAGGCTCTTGACCATCGTCCGCATGCGCACCTTCAAAGGCTCTTTCCAAATCGTGATGCGGTTGCGGTATTGGAAACCATATTTTTCATGCAGGCGAATAATCTCGTGCGGGAAGTCCCACAGTCGGCATGAGTTGTCAAAAACGTCGGTGCAGTGCACAGCCGAAACCCGGCCAGGCTTTGTCACCCGAGAAATTTCAGATATCAAGAATTCATACTGATCAAGAAATTGTTCTTTGTTCTCGCAGTTGGAAAAATCGCGTTCACTGCTGGAATAGTTATACAAGCCTGCGAACGGAGGCGAATACACCGACATATCAACTGAGTTATCCGGCAGTGTCGGCATGACCTCCATGCAGTCGCTGCAGTAAATAGCGTAGTCTGGCGTGATGATTTGGTCTTTAGTTTTCATGATAAAAATCCCGGTAGTTGAACGGTTTGGTTAAATTCTTTTTTGGAGAAACTGAAGTCTCGATTAGCTGCTGCGACAAGGTTTCCGTAAAGCTCTATCGCCTTTTGCGTCTTTTGCTCCAGGGCTTCTAAAACCCTTTCCTGACCTTCTGAAATCACCATGTCGCAGATGACCTCTGACTTTTGGCCAAAGCGCCAGAATCTGCGGATGGCCTGGTAATACTGCTCATACGACCATGTTGGGAAAAATACCGTGTGCTTGCAATGCTGCCAATTCAACCCCATACTTGTCATCCGAGCCTTGGTGACCAGTCGCTTGATTTCACCGCGGGCGAATGCGACCAGAATCTCCTCTTTGCGGTCAATCGACATGCCGCCGATAATTTCAGTAGCATCAGGATCAAGCTCCGAAAGCAGAGAACTCTCTTCATTCAAATTGCACCAGTACACCGACGTCTTACCATCCGCCAGTTGAACGGCGCGTTCGCAGCGTTCTTTGACGGTAAGTTTTTGTTCTTCGCGAACCTCGGTCATGGTAGCGGCTGGCATGGCAAACAAGTTTTCCTGACCATCCATACACCACGTCTTGCTGTTGTTGACCATGTGCTTTTTGACGTGCAGGGCTGGCAGTTCATAACCCTTGTCATCAAATCCCAAATCAGAGGGCTTTTTGACCATGGCCGACCACTGATTGACCCATGCGAAAAAGTCACGTTCGGCGTGCGGCTTGAGGTAGAACTTTTCACCGATGTTGCGGTTGTTGCTGTCCGCCGTGTTTTGGTTGCTTTTGAAAAACTTGGTCAGCATGTCCATATAGCCCATGTAGCCCAAAGCCTCAGAGCTATTGCCCAACTCGATAAAGTCGTTCGGGCTGGGTGTTGCCGTGCTCAGGAATCGGTACGGCACACGTTTGATAAATGCCACAATCTGGTCGCGTGTCTTGCCGGCGAAGTTTTTCAGGATGCTTGATTCGTCCAGCATCACACAAACGTAATCGTCTGGATTCAGTAGGTGCAGACGTTCGTAATTGCAAACGACGATCTTCTTTGTGAAAGTGCCATCCTTGCTATGCTCGATATCAGAAACACCAATACGGGTGGCTTCGTCAATAAATTGAAAAGCTACAGCCAAAGGCGTCAAGATCAGCACGCGCTTGTTTGTCTGGCGAATCACGTTTTCAGCGATCACAATCTGCATCAAGGTTTTCCCAAGGCCGGTATCGGCAAACATACCAATACGACCTTTGCGGATTGCCTTAGTAATGATGTGCGCCTGGAAGTCGAAAGCAGAGTCAGGCATCCAAATTGGCTCAAAGCCAAAATCCCCGGTGCTGTGCTTCTTGCGCTGGATGAAATCGTTATATAGAATGTTGCCATCCATGATTGAAGTGCCTTTCATTTGTGGTTAAAGCCCCGGCCTGTTTGCGCAGTTCCGGGGTTTTGCTTTTGGTGCTATCCAAAATAAAAAGCCACCCACCGCCCAGCCAGCAAATCGCTGCACGCACGAATGCGAACATTTTCAGAGACGGGGAGGGACGTCCTGAACACGAGCTGGCCGGGTTGACGGTGGGCGGCGAAAATCATAATTTCTTATGCTCACGAACGATCCAGCGTTCGAGCCAGTCGCGGCCTTTTGCCCGCAGTACCGCACGAAACATGGGCCATAGATGCAATGGTAGCCGGATGCTGCCTGGTTGAGTCGGTAATTGTTTCATGGGCAGACTGTAACACTAAAACAACTCAATTGATACGCACAAAACTACGTATCGACGTAGGTATTTTTAACTTCAAACAGATTACACAAATGCCATTTTCCGTGTTACAGTAAACCCATCGCATCAAACAACGCGACGACCCAGCCCGACGCAACGAGGGCTTTTATCCGAACCGCATGGCGCTAGGGGGTTTAGGCACTAAGTGCCGATGTTGTTTAGCGATACGAGAGTGATGTGATGAAGTGGCTACATGACGGGATCTGGTGGGACCAACCCATCCATTAGCAGAGTAGCGCGGGATGCCTAAGCTGCTTGAAAGGTGAACGTAGCCTAGCCACTTCTTCACATCACTTTCACGGCCCATAGAACAAACAGGAGCGATCAGTGAACAAAAAATATGAATTTGTCGAAGGCGATGAAATCGTCATTGCGCCAGGCAGAACGGTGAAGCGGATTCGCGCACTTGTCGCAATCTCTTATTTTTGCTCTGCCGGTTCACTTGGCGGGTACATTGAAAGCGAGAAGTCGCTTGATCAGTCTGGCGATGCGTGGGTCTCTGGCAATGCGCAGGTCTATGGCAATGCGCGGGTCTATGGCGATGCGTGGGTCTCTGGCGATGCGCGGGTCTATGGCAATGCGCAGGTCTATGGCGATGCGTGGGTCTCTGGCAATGCGCAGGTCTATGGCAATGCGCGGGTCTATGGCAATGCGCGGGTCTATGG